AAAGAAGTTGCTGATAACTCATTTAATCCAATCCGGGATTTCATACGCGCAGATGAAGAATTAAGTGAAAGATTTAATGTATCTGAGCACACAAAAACAGTTACGCATCTAGGTACCGGAGCAACACTTAAAGTTATTGCAGCAGAATCTAACGCTGCAGCTGGTAAGAAAGCTTCAATCATTTTGATAGATGAGGTCTGGCTATTCGGGAAACGTGCCAACGCTGAATCAATGTTCCGTGAAGCAAAGGGTGGTTTAGCATCTCGTCCAGAAGGTTGTGTAATTTACCTCTCTACGATGTCAGATGAAGTGCCATGTGGTGTATTTAAGCAGCTTTTAGATTATGCCCGTGATGTGCGTGACGGCATTAAAGAGGATAAAAGCTTTCTGCCACTTATTTATGAATTCCCTAAGCATCTTGTAGAAGCTGGAGAACATTTAAAGCCAGAAAACTTCTATATAACCAATCCAAACTTAGGTGCTTCGGTTGATCATGAATATCTGATTTCGGAATTTAACAAAGTTAAAGATGCTGGTGAAGAATCTCTTAGAGACTTCTTGGCCAAACATTTAAACATCGAGATTGGCATGAATTTACGTGCAAATCGATGGGCTGGTGCAGAGTTCTGGAATCAACAAAAACATGTTTTCGGCTTAGACCAACTAATTGAACAGTCAGATGTCATTACGATTGGTATTGATGGCGGTGGGTTAGATGATTTGCTTGGATCCGCGGTTTTAGGGCGTCTTAAAAAAGATCCTCGCATTTGGTGGCTTTGGAATCATGCATGGGCAAATAAAGTTGCTTTGGAGCGCCGAAAAGAAAATATCCCAAAGTACCAAGACTTTGAAAAAGAGGGAAGTCTGACTGTAGTTGAGAAAGTTGGCGAAGATATCGACCAATTGGCAGCAATTGCTAAGAAAGTCTATGACAGCGGCAAGCTTTATAAAATTGGACTAGATCCACTTGGTTTAGGGGGCTTACTTGACGGGTTGTTAGAAGTTGGAATACCAGAAGAGTCGATGCTTGCTGTTCCACAAGGCTACAAGTTGATGGGTTATATCCTTACAACAGAAAGAAAACTTGCAGAGGGAAATTTATTTCATGCAGGTCAGCAACTCATGACTTGGGCAGCGGGAAATGCGCGTGTTGTAATGGTTGGTAATGGGATGCGAATCACTAAGCAAGAATCAGGGGTGGGGAAAATTGACCCTTTGATTGCAACATTTAATGCCGTGGCTCTAATGACCATGAACCCTGAGCCAACAAATAAAGAATACAACGTCTATTTTTTCTAAATAATTTTTAACTTAAAGCCCGCGAATAGCGGGCTTTTTCTTTTTAAAGGAGAGCTTAATGCCTGCTCTACAGAAATCATTTGGCTCTTTTGAAATTAAGAGCACGAACGAGGAAAAGCGAACTTTTAAAGGGATTGCAAGCACACCAAATGCAGACCGCGCAAAAGACATCATGGTCCCAAGCGGGGCTAAGTTCGAGCTTCCAATGCCACTTCTTTTCCATCATGAGCACAGTGCTCCGATCGGACAGGTCATTGATGCAAAGGTGACTGATAAGGGAATCGAAGTAGAGATTCATATCCCAGAAATCATAGAAGAAGGGAACTTAAAAGCCCGTGTCGATGAAGCCTATCAAAGCCTCAAGTATGGATTAGTTAAAGGGCTTTCAGTTGGGTTTTTAGCCGATTGGGAACAGGCCCAATTTATCGAAGGTGGTGGCATCCAGTTTAACGAATGGGAGTGGTACGAACTCTCACTGGTGACCATTCCATGCAATCGCGACAGTTCAACAGATTATTCAAAAGCTTTCGAGGAATACAAAGCCGCGTTGGGCAATAAACCTCAGAAACCCGCAGCAGATGGCGTTTCATCTGAGCAAAAACACGTAATCGTAAAACTTGGTAGCCCAACTAAGGGTGGAGTATCTCTATGAATAAATATTTAAAACAATTGCTTGATGCGTTGGCAAAAAAACAAGCAGAAAAGCAAGGTGTTATCACTAAAGCATTGGATGATCAGCGCACACCCAATGAAGAAGAAGAAGAGCAAATTACTGCAATTGATCAAGAAATTGCCACAATTCAAAAAAATATTGATCGTGTAAAAGACATGATCAAACAAGCCGAAGAGGCTGGGGAAAATGGAACACCTGTAGCAGGTGGCAGTCCAGAAGAGGCTGCTAATACCGCTGGTGGTGGTAATCCAGCACCACGTGTTGAGGTTGAATCCAATCTTGAAAAAGGTGTTGGTTTTGCAAAATTTGTAAAGTGTCGAATGATTGCCTCAATTGAAGCGAAGAAGGGCAATTATAAATCAGCAGTTGATGTTGCTAAAAGCTTAGGTGAGCCGCCAGAAGTAATTGCTTTAATTGAAAAAGCCACCCTAGGCACAACGACTGATGCTGGTTTTGCTTCACCATTGGTGCATACAAACCGTTTAGTAGGTGAATACATTGAATTGCTTCGCGCTAATACAGTGCTTGATAAGCTGCAATTCCGAAAAGTTCCATTTAATGTTGAAATTCCCGCGCAGGCGACAGGTTCTATGACGGCTTGGGTTGGTGAGGGCGAGGCCAAGCCTTTAACTAATCCAACTTACGCAGATGTCAAAGTCGGCAAGCATAAAGTAGCTGCAATTGTGGTTTACACCCTTGAGCTTTTAGAGGGTAGCGATCCAGCAGTTGATGTATTAATTCGTGATGACTTGGTTGCTTCATCTGCTCAATTCACTGATGCTGAATTCCTTAGCGCTAGTGCAGGAACCACCAAAAAGCCAGCAGGTCTTTTAAATGGCGTTACGCCAATTACTTCAACAGGTAATACACCTGAAGCAGTTGCTAATGACTTGCGCGCTTTACGTGCTCAGTTCCTATCTAACAACCTTTCTCTTGCTGGTGCTTACTACCTTATGAGTGAAGTTAAGGCTGCAGAGCTTGCAGATATGCGCGATGCTTTAGGCAATACCTACTTTAAAGGCATGGAAGCAGGACTTAATCAGAAGACCTTAGGCGGCATCCCAGTTATTGAATCTGAAACTGTGGGTGATGTGATTATTCTTGTTAAAACATCTGAAATTCTGATGGCAGATGGTGGTCAAGTTGAAATTGCTTACTCTGACCAAGCAACTTTAGTTGATGGAACAACTGTTCATAACTTATGGCAAGAAAACAAATTTGCTATTCGTGCTGAACGTTTTGTTTCTTGGGCTAAACGCCGTCCGATTGCTGCAAGCTTCATTCAATACACTTAATTGTTTGAATCTATTGATTAAAAAACAGCCCTTAATTGGGCTGTTTTTATATCTAAGCATCACAATTGTTTAGCTATAGGAACAGTCTCATGAAAATTGAATATTTAAAGCAGATGCATGATGCCAATGTTGGTGACATTAAGGATGTACCAGACTTGGCAGCAAATGTCCTAATTAAAATAGGTGTTGCAAAGCCTTATGAAGAGCAAAAAAAGGCATCAGTAAAACCTAAAAAAGAAGTAAAACCAATCGAATAAGGCGGTAAATATGGGCATTAGAGACTGGTTTAAAAGTAAAAAAAGCCTCCAAAGTGTCCATAATTCTGGGCAGAATGTTTGGAACAGCTTAACCGTACAGGAGCCATATTCTGGCGCATGGCAGAAAAATGACGAATTAACACGCACTGAACTAACAGCATCTCATGCAGTATTTTCTTGTGTAAGCCTTATTTCCAAAGATATCGGCAAACTTCCCATTGTACTCAAAACTAAAGTTGATGGTGTTCTGGTACATGCTGACATCCCAGAAAAGCTTCGGGTGTTAAAAAAGCCAAATAACTATCAGACATGGCAACAGTTTCAAGAACAATGGACATCAAGTCTATTATTGCGCGGCAATACCTACGTTTGGAAATTACGCGATGCCTTTGGTGAGGTTTATCGAATGGTGGTTTTAAACCCCGATTTGGTAACACCGCTAATTGATAAAAATGGGAATGTCTTTTACCAATTAAGTAAGGATTGTTTGACTCAGGCAGAATCTGAAATTCTACCAGCTTCTGAAATTATTCATGATCGAATCAATACCTTTTACCACCCTTTAGTTGGCTTATCTCCAATTATGGCGTGTGGCGTTGTTGCCAAAATGGGGGTAAAGATCATCAATAATGCTGCAAATTTCTTTGGAAACGGAAGTAGACCGGGTGGAATTTTGGTTGCACCCGGACCAATCTCAAAAGAAAAGGCTGAAGAAATTCAAGCACGATGGAATCAAAACTATTCTGGGGCAAATTACGGTAAAACGGCTGTCATTGGTGACGGAATGACTTATACCGTTTTGGGTATGAGTGCTGCTGATTCCCAAATGCTTGAGCTTCTGGAGATGTCTGGCCGTGTGGTCTGTAGTGTGTTTAATGTTCCACCTTTTAAGGTTGGCATAGGAACAGTGCCAGATGATCCAGAAAAGGCAAATGGAATCTATTATTCCGACTGCCTACAAGCATTCATTGAATCGCGTGAAAATCTGATTGATGAAGGTTTGAATCTTGAAGACTTTAAATTAGAGAGTTTTCTTGATCTTGATACTTTAATTCGCATGGATTCAGAAAGATTCCACAACATGATCCGTGAAGATGTTAAAGGCTGTATTTTGACCCCAGATGAAGGGCGGGCAAAAATTGGCATGCTTCCTGTGCCTGGTGGTAATGCTATTTATATGCAGCAGCAAAACTACTCACTAGAAGCTCTTGCTAAGCGTGATGCCAAAGACGATCCATTTGAAAAATCCGATAGTTCAAAAAAATCAGATGACCAAAAGTCGTTTGAATCTTTGTACCGTGGTGTCTTTTCTGATTCAGTGCCTTATCAAAAGGGCCAATTCGTAACGCACAAAGGAAGCCTATGGCATTGCGAAAAAGATCACACTGGGGAATTTAACCATTCAAGCTTTAAGCTTTGTGTGAAGGGGGCTAAATAATGCCTATTACTGACCTAGCAACTGTTAAAGCTCACTTGCGTTATGACACAAACGATAATGATTTGGAGCTTGATGCATATAGAGAAGCAGCAGAGCAGGCTGTTTTGGATTATGTAACCGATGAATTTGAAGATGGCAATTATCCAAATCAATTTAAAGTAGCGGTTCTTCTTCTGTGCGGTTATTACGATAGCAATCGAAATCTTGAAAATGGAATGATGGTTGATGACAATTATCTACCACCTCCAGTAAGAGCTTTGCTCTATAAATTTCGCAATCCTACTGCTATTTGAGGTATTTATGGGACAGAAAGCAAGCGACCTACGTCACCGCATCACTATTCAAAAAGCAATTCAAACCCAAGACCAAAACACAGGAAAATTAATCACCTCATGGTCTAATTTTGCAACAATTTGGGCGGAAGTTACTGACCTTTCAACAAGGGATGTTATTGCGGCTAAAGCAGCAAACAGCGCAATACAAGCCCGTGCTAAGGTGCGATATAGCAGCGCTACAAAACAAGTTGATAGCACAATGCGGGTTCTTTTTGATGGTTACTATTACAAGATTGATGGGAACCCAATGCGAGACCCAGACTCACGCCGTGAGTATTTAACTATCAACCTTGCAACAGGTGATAAAGCATGGAATGGGTGATTTATGGCTACTCAAATACATGGCTTGGAGCCTGCATTAAGACGAATGCGGGCAATTGGTAATGACAAGACTGTAAAACGTATTGCCCGTAAAGCGATGCGGCAGGCAATGAACATTGCAAGAGATGCAGCTCGTCAAAAAGTTAAACGCCTAGATGATCCTACCACTCCCGAAAAAATCTGGAAAGAAATTGTGGTTCAAAATGGCCGGAGTAGAAATAAAAACACTTTGGTTATGCGTGTGGGAGTGCGTGGTGGGGCACGTATTCCATATACAAATAATGCCCAAAATAGACGTGCTGGTCGTGTTGGTCAAACTTACCAAGCGGACGGACGAGTCTTTTACTGGCGATTCCTTGAGTTAGGCACAAGTAAACAGCCTGCTACTCCGTTTTTACGCCCTGCTTTATACGAAAACATTGAACAAGTTACCGATAAATTTGTTCAGGTGTTTAATTTTGAACTCAGCGTGGTTTTAGGTGCAGCTTAATGATTGATGTTCCAATTTTTAAATTAGCCAGAGCAGATCCAGCGGTTAAGGCTCTACTTGAAAGCGATGGAATTTTGCGAGTCTGGAAGTTTGGAAGTGCTCCAGATGAGCCACAAGCGCCATATGTGACATGGCAAACAATTTCTGGTGATTCAAATAGCAACCTTGATTCACGTCCTGTTTCAGATAATGCAATTATTCAAATTGATGTATACGCAACAGATGAAGATGTTGTGGAGCAAGTTGCAACTGCAATGAGAGATGCAATAGAGCTTGATTGTTATGTGGTTCGTTATGGCGAGGCAGATAAGGACCCCGTAACAGGCATGCCTCACTATTCTTTTGATGTTAGCTGGATCGTAAACCGCTAATAAAACTTAAACCATATTCACTTAGCACCCATTTCGGGTGCTTTTTTTATGCCTAAAATTAAGGAGCGCTCTTAATGGCTAATGTTAAAACTCAAAAAACACAGTTATTTACTGTGTTAAATGGTCAAGTGGTTCGTTTTGTTTGCTCTAAACGGATTGACTTGGGGCAAGATTCATTTCAAAAAATTGATGTGACTTGTCTTGATGCAGAATCAAAACAGTATATTCGCGGTATGCGTGATCCCGGCGAAGGTGCAGTAGAAATCGATTACGATGATACGAACACCAGTCATGACAAATTAATTGAAATTGCCGAATCCGGAGAGATTTTGGAATGGCATGTTGGTTCGGGTCATGCTGCAACGCCTCCGACCTATGATCCAACCACTGGTATTGATCTTCCTGAAGATCGCATGTGGTGGTCATTCAAGGGCTATATTAACCCTACAGCACCAAATGCTTTTGAAGTCGATTCTGTAGTTGGTTATTCATTCACATTGATTCGTACTTCTGGCGTAACTGCAACTAAACGCACGGTGGCTCCATAATGGCTAAGATCAGCATTACAGACTTAAAGCAGAGTGTAACTACTCTAAACGTTCCAGTTAAAAAAGCCGTCAAGTGGAATGTTGAAGCGACTGAAAGTAATATTGAGTCACTTAAAAAATTGACGAAAAACAATTCATTAGAACTTGGTGATATTGTTGAGCTTGAAGCTGATATTTTTGTCAAAAAAATGAACTTCAAGGAAAGTCGCGAGGCATCCAAAGCAATTGAATGGGATCTTAATTATGAGAATCTTGAGGATTCAAAAGTTAAGAAAATCGATTCAACTCACATGCAAGCTGCTCAATTACTTGGTTCAATTTGCTCAGATCAAAAGGGAACACCTTTTTTCTCAAGTGTTAATGACATCTATAAAGCAGAGCCTAGTTTAATAAATGCTATGTATGCTGCTGCTGATGAAGTTAATAATTTTTTGGGAAAGTCTCGGAAGAAGAGCTTGCAGACAGAGAACTCCTCATTGAACTCGTCCTCAACGGAATCGGCGGAAACACCTTAGAAGAAGCTGAACAAAAACTTTCACATAAAGAGTTGATGGAATGGAGAGCCTACCGTCAAAAGTATGGCTCTCTTTTCTTTGGTCGCCGTTTAGAGCAAAGCTTTGGAAGCTGGATGGCACATTACACAGGCTTCAAAGTTAAAGAGGGAACAAAAGTAGACCCTTATATATTTATGCCTCATGAAACGCCACCAGACGATGACAATTCATTGTCATTAGAGGAATATCTAGAAAGGTTCCATAGTAACTAACCCTATCATAAGGTGGGGCATGTGACATTTACACACCGTTTTGTTAAATTGAAAAAAAGTGAAAAACGGTGTGTAAATGAATAAGTTTTTAATTATTGTTATTCTGGGCTGTTTGTTGCTTGGATGTGGAAAAACAGAACAAGAAAAACTCAATGACGAAAGGCAGAAACTCGACTTACAAGTGCAAAAAATTGTTAGAGATGTGTTAAAAGATGGTGATACAGCTAAGTTTCGTAATCAATGGGAGCTATGCGGTGAGGTAAATGCTAAAAATAGTTTTGGCGCCTATACTGGCTTTCAGCGCTACATAATCACAAAAGAAAAAATATACTTTGAAAATGATTATAACTCTGACCCAACATCTATAGCAGCCTTCAATCAAGTTTGGAATTCTGACTGCAAATAGCAGTAAACATTAATTTTTAAAAACCCCGCTAATTAGTGGGGTTTTTTATTGCCCGGAGAAAAGTAATGGCCACAACTTCACTTGGCAGATTAACACTGGATCTAGTGGTTCAGACGGCTAGTTTTTCAGAGCCACTAAGTAGAGCTGAACGGCAGGCGCGAACATCGAGTCAAGGGATTGCTAATTCTTTAAATATTGCTGCTATTGCTGTAAGTGCATTGAGTGGAGCAGTGGCTGGTCTTTCAGTGGCTCAGCTTGTTAATTTTAGTGATCAAGTTATTCAGACTGGAAATGATATTCAAAAGTTTTCAAAACTTGCGAATGCTTCAGTGCGTGAATTTCAGTATTACGCCAAAGGGGCAGAAACTGCCGGAATTTCATTGGAATCTTTTGCAGATAAAATGAAAGACATGCAGGATCGTATAGGCGATTTTCAGCAAACGGGTGGCGGTCCTTTAGCTGACTTTTTCACAAATATCGCCCCTAAAGTTGGTGTAACGATTCAACAGTTTCAAAAGCTGTCCGGTCCAGAAGCGCTTCAACTATTTTATAACTCATTGGAAAAAGCTGGAGCCTCTACCAATGATATGAAATTCTACATGGAAGCAATCATTTCAGATTCTTCATTGCTTATTCCATTGTTAGAAAATGGTGGAGAAGGTTTTAAAAAATGGGGTGATGCTGCTGAGCGTGCTGGCGCAATTATGTCTGACGACTTAGTTAAAAGCCTAGCTCAAGCAAGAGAAAACCTTCAATTAATGGATTTGCAATGGCAGGGCGTTGAGGCAAGACTTGTAAATAGTGTTGTTCCTGCTATCGAAACAGTGATAGAGAATTGGGGCGACATTAAGGCGGTTACGATTGCTGTTTCTGCTGGTATTGCAACAAGATTTGTACCAGCTTTGGTTGTTGCAACTTATCAACTTGGGCAAACAGCATTGTTTGCAGTGCGTGCCGGTGTGGGTTTAGCAAACTTCGCTAGAACAGCTGGCGCAACAACAAGTGTAATGGCATTATTGGGCGGTCCTGCTGGGATTGGCATGCTTCTTACGCAATTGGCTGTAGCTGGTGGCGCCTATTATTTGATGTCTAAACAGACGCAAGATGCAACTGATGCACTTGAAGATCAAGGCCTTGTTGTTGATGAGCTAAGGGAAAAATATAAAAAATTAACAGCATCGCAACTAGCTCTTAAAAGTATCGAAGCTGGAGAGGAAATTGATAAACAAACTAAACAATTAAAAAGTTTGTTTATCGCTTTGGAACAATTTGAGAACGACTTAAGAGTTCAAGGTGACACTAAACAACTAACTGGTATTCAAAACTATCTTAAGAGTTTGAAAGAAGGTGGAGATGAAGCTAAGAATGCTTTTGCTCAGCTACAAAAGCAAGGCTTGGTTAGTGAGAGTACACTTAAGTTTGTTGCTGAATTAGATACAAAAATTAATGCTGCTAATAACACTATAGATCGTCAAAAAGAGATCCAAAAATTAGTTAAAGATGCCACCAATGATGCAACAAAGGCACAGCAAGACCAAGCAAAAGCTGTCAATGAATCTGCAAGAGCTTGGATGTCTTTAACACAAAAACAGCGAGAATATATTAATCAGGCCAACAAGGATGCTTTGCGTGAGAAGTATATTCAGGAAAATATGCGTGTAGGCGGTTGGACTAGAGAGAAGGCTGAATTTTTTGCTGATGTTCAAGCTAATACCAATGAAGAAAATGCATATAAAATTAAATTGCCAAAAGCGGTTGCTGATGCAGCACTTAATAGCTTTAATCGCAAAAACTATACTTTTGGGAAAGCTGAGTTAGAGGCAATTGCTCGTGCACAAGGTATTGCTAAGGCAAATAATTTTGCTCAGATTGAAAGTTTGTATGGTTTGCCTGCTGGAACATTAGCAGCCTTGATTCTTCAAGAGTCTGGAGCTAATGCTGGAGCAAGAAGCCATACTGGGGCAATAGGTCTTTTCCAAACAACGAGTGTATTTAGAAAACAGTATGGTCTTAATTCAAAAAGTTCGATTGAAGAAGTTGCAACAGCAGCGGCTAAAGACTTGCAAAAAAACTACCAAGACTTTGGTGATCGTGCAAAAGCCTTAATGGCCTACAATGCAGGTGCAGGTGGCTTAAGAACCTATTTGAAAGGTGGTCTATCAGATAGCAAGCGCAAAGAGGTTGCTGGTTACGTACCCGGTTTCCAAAAATGGTTCGCTGGAGTATCTGGGAAATCTACTGTAGATAATTCAATTTTAATGCCTACTCAGGCAGATCAACTTGAATTAATCAACAAAGCTGCCGAGTCTCAACAGGCTATTGATGATACAAGAAAAGAAGTTAACGCGCGGTATTACACTGAAGCTCAACGCCTTGCCAAGGAGCATCAAGATAATATTGATAAGATCACACTTGCGTACGCTGGTACACCACAGTTAAAAGAAAAGCTTGCTCAAGAGAATGCATTATATGCTGCTCAAATTGCAAAACTTGAGTCTGATAAAAAGGAAGAGTACAACCAATACTTTGCTTTTGAAACTGATCGAATCAAGCAGATTGAACAAAACTTTGATCGACAAAAAGAGTTAATCGACTCTAATGCCGAGTATGAGTACGGGAAATCGAAAAAAGCTTTAGAGATTAAAGCTGCTCTTGAGCGTCAAAAACAAGTTGAAATTGCTGCCGTAAAACGCGAAGAAGATGCACAAATTCAGTCGGCGTTTGAGGGTTATCTAAACCAGACCGAAATTGTTGTGAAGCGTTACCAACGTGAACGTGAAGAAATACTTCAAACTTATAGTTTAAGTAAACGTGTTCGCGAAGAGTTGGCAAAATCTAAGGATTATGCAATTTTTGAAACTTTAAACCAAGCCTCTGACAGCGTCTTTCAAGTTGGTCAGAACTCTGCTCAATCCCTATTTAATAGACTTAATCCTGAAGAGTTTTCAAAGTTTAATTTGCAAAATCAATATTCTTCGGATTTCGGAGGACTCCAAACATCCTATAACGATGAAGTGTCTGGCATTAAATTGATTGAAAATGAGAGTGAGCGTAACGCTCAATTGTTGGCTGCTCGTGAACAGTTTTTGAAAGCAAAAGCTGCACTTGATGCAGATTACGCACAAAAAGAGCGTGATTTGGATCAACAGAATTTTGAAACCAAGATGCAAGTTTATTCGCAAATTGCTGGAATGACGGGGCAGGTTTTTTCAGACATGACCGCACTATTAGAGCAAAGTGTTGGGAAGTCAAATGCGCTTTACAAAACTATGTTCTTTGCCTCTAAGGCTGCTTCAATAGCTCAAGCAATTGTTAACACAGAAGAGGGGGCTACAAAAGCACTGGCACAAGGTGGCGCTTATGGAAGTGTTTTGGCTGGAGTTGTTAGGGCAACAGGTTACGCTTCAGTTGGTATCATGGCAGCTCAAACAATCCAAGGTATGGCTCATAACGGTATAGACAATATCCCGCGTGAAGGTACATGGCTTTTAGATGGTGGTGAACGTGTACTAAACCCTCAACAGAACAAAGATTTGACGAATTATTTAAATAATCGTCAAAACGGGTCTAGTGAGGGCAATGTGCAAATCAGCCAACAGATTACGTTTGCTGATGGATCCGCAAGCGTCAATACACAAGGTCAAAAGCAAATTGCTGAATCTCTGAATAATGCAATGGACGCATGGGCTAGACGTGAAAGTCGTCAAGGCGGTGTCTTATTTAATCTTGTAAGACGTTAATTACCCAAGTTTAACCACTTTAACCCACTCTATGAAGTGGGTTTTTTGGAGCAAAATAATTGAATGAGCAACCGTAAATTCACTTGGTGCCAAGATCTAGAAGGCAACTCAGGTTCACAGAGCTTTAATACTTTGTCATCTAAGTTTGGTGATGGATATGAGCAAAATGTCTCAATAGGAATCAATAACCGAACAGGTACTTGGCAATATTCACGGACAGCAAAAAAAGCCGAAATTATGCAAATCAAAGCATTCTTTGATGACCATAAAGGAGCTGACTCGTTTCTTTGGGATTCGCCGTTAGATGGTGAGGTTCGAGTTAAAACAGGTGAATATCAACCCCGCTGTTTGGGCGGTGATGTTTGGCAAATCTCTACGACATTCACCCAAGTCTTTTATCCTTAATTTTTAATCTCTTTGAAGCCCCTCTTTAGGGGCTTTTTTTATGCGAGCAAGAAAATGACTAAGCAAGTTATTAATGTTGGTTCAGCTGCAAATGACGGATCAGGAACACCAGCTCGAACAGCTTTCCAGTATGTGAATGCCAACTTTTCTGAGCTATATGATTTCCTAACCGGAACCACTAATGCAACCACACTCCCCACAGCTCTACCAATTGCAAAAGGGGGGACAGGCGCAACTTCGGCAGCGGCTGCACGGACTAATTTAGGATTGGGTGATGCTGCAACAATGACAAAAACTGCCAGCAATACAGATGCAACTTTAGGGCGATCTTTAGCAGTTGGAAATTTTGGTATCGGGCGTGGAATTCGAGTTACAGACATAGATGCATCTGGAGATTTAAATAAAGTCATTACTCCTGGTTTTTATGGCAATGATACTTTTGCGTCTGGAACGCTGGCTTTAAATTTCCCAGTTGCAGGTCAAGTGGGAACATTGATTGTCACTGATATCAGTGGGACAAATAACTATAGAGCACAAATTTATATTCCGTTAACTGGTGGTTCAGTAAGCGGAAACTTTTTCTTTCGATCGACTTCAGATTTAGGTGCGACTTGGAGTCCGTGGACACGTTTAATTAGTAGCAATTCATTAGACTATCAACGATTACTTAACAATGGTTTTGCTGCAAATAAAAACTTGGGGTCAACAGCATTATCCAATTTTGATGCAGGTGGTTCATTTATTGGATTACAAGGCACTAGTGTAGGCGCAACTGCTGCAGGTGATTATCCTATGGCACAGGCACAATATATTCTTGGGCTGAATGCGAGTAGTGCTATTGAACATGCTGCTAATTTAAGTATTGCAACTTCAGCAACATATATCGGCTTTAGACGTAAATCATATCAAGGCTCTTATACACCGTGGTACGCATTGCGCGGAGAGCATAACACCACAGTCGATGCAAACGGATTTATTAAATCCGCTTCACCCGTTGCCAAACTCTTTGCTGACTCAATTGAGTTAAATGATGACGCACAAAAACAGCCAATCACTTTAGAAAAATTAGGTGTTGGTGATTACTTAATTAAAGGCTCTCTTGGTTTTGCTCAAGAAGGTTGGTATATCGAAATGCCAAAGGATGCAAACGGCAATGTGTTGGTTGCTGTAGCTTATAAGCAACTTGAAAACAATGATATTTCCATCAAGACCTATAAGAAGAAGTTTGATATTGAAACTGCTTCGATTGTTCCTGATCTGGAAAATCCCGTAGATATTCCTGAGGGTCGTAATATTGACATCCGTTTCCATGAGGAAGTTGTATTAGAGGAGACACTACCAGATGACACTGAATAGTGATTTCCAGAAACTTTATGTAGATGGGTTAATCACCCTGTATGAATTAGATGCCAGCGCTCTAGGAGCTGGCATTTTGCGATTCCATGGGCATATCTCATACGAAGATTGGGAAAAGATTTATGTCTCTGCGGATTTAACGAGCTGGAAAGCAGACACAGCAACGATCAAGGCCGATAAAGTTTTTAATATTGGCGATCAGAAAGTCTGGATGCGCAACATCATCTGGCAAGGACAAGTCTTTGAGCCAATGGCACTTGAAGTTTCTGGCTTAGAGATGCGCTCGGATGGCAAGGCTTCTGCACCCACTTTAACAATGGCAAACAACATTAATGGCATTCAAAATGCTGTTTCTGCTTATTGTCTCCAGTTTAAAGACTTTGCTGGGGCGAAACTTAAAGTCATTACCACGCTGGCTAAATATCTGGATGCCGAAAACTTCACGGCAGGTAATCCTACTGCTTCAAATGAGTTCAAGGAGCAGCTTTGGTATATCGAGCAAAAAACATCCGAAAATGCCCAGCAAGTGACCTTTGAGCTTTCAAATCCAATTGATTTTGAAGGGTTGAAAATTCCTGTACGTCAAATTACTTCACTTTGTCATTGGTGCATGATGGGAAATTACCGTGGTGAGGAATGTGGATATACCGGAGCGGCAATGTTCACCGATAAAGATGAGCCTACCAATGATCCAGCTTTAGATCGATGTAGTGGGAGTTTGCGTTCATGCCGCTTACGATTTGGTGAAAACAAGCCATTACCTTTTGGCGGGTTCCCTGCATCAAGTTTATTGTGAGGTTTTATGAAACTTACAGCAAAAACCAAAAAAGCAATCATGGCCCATGCCGATGAATGCTATCCGCATGAATGCTGCGGGGTAATTGTTGGAAAAGAATATATCCGCTGCCGCAATGTTTCCGCTCAATCTGATCAGTTCGAAATCCATCCTGAAGATTTAGCTATGGCTGAAGATCAAGGCGAAATCTTAGCTTACGTGCATTCCCATCCAGATGGAACAACAAGAGCATCGGAACTCGATCTGATTCAGATTGAACTACATAAAAAGCCATGGGTAATTTGTTCATATCCGGATCTGGATTTTCAAATATATGAGCCTTGCGGTTATCGCGCCCCTTTAGTGGGGCGTAATTATTTTCATGGCTGGCAAGATTGCTATGCGCTTGTACGTGATTTTTATAGTCGTGAATTAGGTATAGAGCTTATGGATTTTAAGCGGGATGATGCATGGTGGGAAGATAAAGACCATCCATCACTTTACCTTGAAAATTACGAAAAAGCAGGTTTCTTTGAAGTAGATAAACCAAAATATGGCGATATGCTTGTTTGTCGTGTTGGACGTACTGAACATCCAAATCATGCGGTTGTCTGGCTCGGAGATAACGGAAAATTGAAATCAGAAGAAAGTGAAAACTGCATTGGTTCAGCGTTAATTCTTCATCATCCATATAACCGCAAATCTGTTCGGGAAATATATGGTCAACAATGGCTTGAACGTACTGTAAAAATCTTGAGGCATAGAGATGTTAAAAACAATTAAGTTGTACGGCATCTTGGGGCAAAAATTCGGTCGTGAATTTAAGCTCGATGTCGCAAATACACGTGAAGCCATGCGTGCATTATCTGTTCAGATCGCTGGCTTTGAACACTTTATGTTGCATGCACATGAGCAGGGCCTACGCTTTGCCGTATTTTTAAAATCAAAGAACTCAAGTAATAAGCGAGGCAAGAAACGCCCAGCAATTTACGATCATGAAACTAAGCGTCTAATCACTGGTGACAATATCGGTGAAGAACAGCTTGATATGAATACTGAAGCTGAGGTTATTCATATTGTTCCACGTGTAGTTGGTGCAGGCGGTAATGGAATATTACAGACTGTTTTAGGTGCTGTGATGGTCGTGGTGGGAGTCTTAGTAACTGTAGGCACATTAGGCGGTGGAGCACCACTCGGTGCTGCATTGATTGGTTCAGGTATTGGAATGATGCTTGGTGGTGTGGCTATGATGCTTATGCCGAAGGTTGATACTACTCAAGACCAAAACCAAGATGGAAACAGAGCGAATAAAGGCTTTGGCGGTGCAGTTACCACAGTTGCACAAGGTAATCCTGTTCCAATTCTTTATGGTCAACGGGAAATCGGCGGCTTCATTGTGAGCGCAGGTCAATATCCTGAAGATCAGATGTAATTTTTAATTATTTAACAGGCGCTTTCTAGCGCCTTTTTTATTGCGTGAGATTTCTTATGAATGCAGTAGTAGGCGCAAAAAAAGGCAGTAAAAAACAACGGCAACCTGTCATTTCACCAGATTCTGCTCAATCGAAAACCTTTATCAAGGTTCTATATGGTTTAGCTGAAGGCGAGATTGAAGGTTTAGCTAATGGGCTTCAGTCAATTTATTTAGAAGAAACTCCACTTCAGAATGCAGATGGAAGCCTTAACTTTGAAAATGTAAAAGTTGATTTTAGAAATGGTACTAATGATCAGGAATACATTGAGGGTTTTCCTGCTGTTGAAAATGAGACAGCAATAGATGTTGAGTTGAAATCAGGCACGCCTTGGGTAAAAGCATTTAATAATCTAGATCTGGATGCCGTCCGTGTACGTTTCAAATGGGGTCCTTTGCGTACTCAAGACGCAACAAATGGGGATGTGAGCGGATTAACAATTGAGTATGCGATTGATTTGCAGACTGATGGCAATAGTTGGAGTGAAGTATTAAGAGCTAAAATTTCAGATAAGACTTCGGCAAATTATGAGCGTGCTCACCGTATTGACCTGCCAAAGGCTGATAGTGGCTGGTTATTGCGAGTTCGACGTATTACCCCTAACTCATCTTCTGAATATATCAGCGACAAGATGTATGTATCTGCGGTAACAGAGGTAATTGATGCAAAATTACGTTATCCAAATACTGCTTTACTTGGTCTTCAATATGATGCCGAGACTTTTGGAAACGTAGCAAAAGTTGCTATGGATACAAAGGGTAGGCTCCTAAAAGTTCCTACTAATTACAATCCAGCAACACGGCAATATGTTGGAATGTGGGACGGCACTTTCAAAGAGGCTTATTCCAATAACCCGGCATGGATCTATTACGATATATGCACCGTAGACCGTTATGCTTTGGGTGACCGATTAACCCCGCTAATGGTTGATAAGTGGTCCTTATATCGTTTAGCACAATACTGTGACGAAATGGTACCAGACGGTCTAGGCGGCCAAGAACCACGCTTTACTTGTAATGTTTATCTTCAGAGTGCCGAAGGTGCCTTTGAAATTTTAACGAAATTAGTTGGTGTATTCCGTGCTATCACATTTTGGGATGGTAATAGCATTATTTGTGATGCGGATATTCCCCAAGATACGTATTTCACTTATACGCGTGCCAATGTCATTGATGGCAATTTTGAATACTCAGGAACCCGTGCGCGTGATCGCCATAATGTTGTAAAAATTGCGTGGGATAACCCAGCTAATCACTACAAAACCGAATATGAGTTTGTTCGTGATGAGAAAGCAATTGCTGAAGCGGGCCAAGTTCGTATTTTGGAAATTGATGCTTGGGGATGCACTTCGCGCGGACAAGCGCAGAGAGCAGGTCACTGGGCTTTAAAGTCAGAGCAACTTGAAACACG